CACTTTCATCATTTGCTTCACCAACAACAGGTGGCAATATTGTAGGACCAGCGGAACAAGGTTTTATGGGACAAACATTAGATATAGATCCAGCAGGTAGAACTAGAGAAGAAATAAGATCTCTTTACGATAATTATAATAGATTCTTGGGTAGAACTTCTAATTTTGCAGATGCAAGACAAAAAGGTAAAGCAGGACAAGTGTTGGGAACTCTTGTAGGTGCTGCAGCTGGAATTCCCTTTTTAGGAAAAGGAATAGATATGTTCACCAATGCATTTGGACCAAGAGGTGATAAAAGTTTACAAAGTAAATACACAGTCGATGGTGTAGGCTTTGGAAATACAGGTGCAAGAGATGAATTTGGTTTAGCAACTTTCAATAAAAAAGATGGCTTCCTAGGATTAACAGGAAATACTACAAGAGATTATACAAATAGAATGAAAGATAAAGTAGGAGACTTAACAAGCTTCTTTGAAAGAACTTTTAAAGAAAGAGGCTTGGGTGATTTTGATATTAATAATTTAGATATTGAAAGTATGAAAACTATAAATGGTTTTTACACAAAACAATTACAAGCTTATAAACAAAGACTCGCAGTAGAAGACATAAATAAAAAAACACGAAACACAATTGAAGCACAAAGAATTCAAAGAGAATTAGAAGAAGCAGCTAAAGCAAAATCTAAAGCTGCAGCTTTAGCAGCAATTCAAAAACAAGGACGAGCAGATTATAATCCTAATATACACGGACCAACTAATTACGGACGAGATAGTCAGGGCAATCAATCTTTTGATTCTGGACAAGGGTTTGGTATTGGTTCAGACGGCGGTCCGGTAAGTAATAGAACTGGCAGAGGAAGAACAGGATATTCAGAAGGCGGCCTCGCTACGATGTTCACTAGGAGGAGATAGTGGCCGAAGTAAAATCAAAAGCTTTAATCAATAGAGATTCTGTAAATAAAACTCTTTTTAAAAAATTTCTTGAACCCAGACCTATAACTGGAAACAATGCAGAAAGATCAGCACGTGCTAAAAAAGATCTAAAAGAATTTGTAGCTCTATTTAAAAAAACATATGGCAGAGCTCCTTCACCTTTAGAGATTAATAATATTGCAAAAATAGATAGAGCAGCTGTAGCTAAATATTTAACAAAAGGCACAGACTATTTATCTCCTGAAGAAACTAGAAAAATGACTAATGCTGAACCCAGTTTAAGAAAAACAAAATTAGACACCGAGTTAAGTAAACCAGTTGATAAACTAACTTATACATCCATAGATAATAAAAAAACAATTATACCAAGGTTTACAAGTAAAACTGAAGAAGCCGAATATAAAAAATTAATAAAAGAAAAATATAGTAAAGTAAAAGGTCAAAGTAAAATAGACACTGAATATCTAGCTAAAAAGTTTTTAAAAACAGACAACCCTACTAAAACCCAACTTAATAATATTAGAACAATTAATGGAGCAATTGCAAAAGAATTAAAATTAAAATATCCTACTCAAACTTACGAAGGACAAGCAGCTGTTGATAAAAAAAATAGAGAAACAAGAACTAAAAATATTAATGAAGTATCTAGTCGTTCTAAAGAATCTAAAATAAGAGATTTAAAAAAAGGATCTCCTCTAGATCTTGCACATAGATCTAGTCTAACTCAAAATAAAAATTTAGGTTTAAAATATTTAGTTTCCGATTTAGGTTTTGATCCTAGTAAAATAAATCAAGAAATTATTATTCCTACTGAACAAAAGCTAGAATCACTTTATAAAAAACAAAAGTTTTTAGTAGACAAAGCACAAAAGTTTCATTTAGATAAAAATAAAAAAATACCTTTAACACTACAAAAATCATTAGAAGATATTAATAAAAAAATTACCGATGTAGCTTATAGTACAAACGGTAGACTTAATGGAATTGTAGTGGATGAAAAAACCTTAAAACCCGGAAAGGTTGGAATTGATTATTCTAAAGTTCCTGGAATAGGCTTAATAGAAGACAAACCAGTTAAAGATTTAACTAAAACTGATATGGATTTAATAAAATTAAATGTGCCTAATCAAATAGAAAAAGAAACAAGTTTAAGATGGAATAATGATGTAGGCGCCTTTGAAGTTGCAAACGGCGATATTGCAACACAAGCAGATATCAAAACATACGCAGCTGAAAACCCAATGGAAGTTAGAATTGGAGAAGAACCACTTAAAGTTGCAACCAATAAAAGTGTTTTAAAAAATGTAGGTAAAACTTTAGCCACGATCGGAGCTCCACTACCCACGGCTCTTTTAGATGGCTACTTCATCAACGAACAAGTAAAAGAAGGCAAAGGCACAGCAGAGATTGCAAGCAATCCATTGAACTGGTTAGGGCTTGCTACTATGTCTACCTTGTCAGATATATCAGGTGTATCTAAACCAGGTAAGCTAAATGCAGCCTTAAGATTAGGATTGAATCCTGGTACGATTAGGGGTATAAGCAGGTTTGCAGGTTTACCGGGACTTGCAGTGAGTACAGCTATGACTGCATATGACCAGTATAAGAAATATCAAAATGAAGAGGGATTCATATATAACCTGTTCAATAAAGAGGAAAAATAATAAATGGCTACAATAGATAAACCACTTCCAAACGTAACAGAAACCGTTGTTGAAGTTCCAAAGCAAGAAGAATTAATTGAAGAAAGAGATGAGATTGTTGAGAAGAAAAATCAACAAGGCAATGTAGAAGTTACTATGGACGAAGAGGGTGGTGCAGAGATTGCATTTGACCCTAGAGCTATTACACCAGAGGGTGGCCAAGATCATTTTGAAAACCTAGCAGATTTTTTAGGAGATGAAGTTTTAGAACCATTAGGTGCTAAAATGGTAGACCACTACAACGAATACAAAGAATCACGTGGTGATTGGGAAGATACTTATAGAAACGGTTTAGATCTTTTAGGATTTAAATATGAGAGAAGAACAGAACCTTTCAGAGGTGCAAGTGGTGTTAACCATCCTGTACTTGCTGAAGCAGTTACACAGTTTCAAGCGCAAGCTTACAAAGAATTATTACCAGCAGATGGTCCGGTTAGAACTCAAATTTTAGGAGCAGTTGATGTTGCTAAAGAAGAGCAATCTAAACGTGTTAAAGATTTTATGAATTATCAAATTATGGATCAAATGAAAGAATATGAACCAGAGTTTGATCAAATGCTTTTTTACCTTCCTCTATCCGGATCTACCTTTAAGAAAGTTTATTACGATGATCTTTTAGGTAGAGCCGTATCAAAGTTTGTACCGGCGGATGATTTAATAGTGCCTTACTCTGCAAACAGTTTAGAAGATGCAGAAGCAATAATTCACGTAATTAAAATTTCTGAAAATGATTTAAGAAAACAACAAGTGGCAGGATTTTATAGAGACATAGAATTAGGTGAACCGCCTGTTACTGAAAATCAATTAGAAGATAAAAAATTAGAACTCGAAGGAATTAATAAAGATGGCCAAGAGGATCAATATACTTTGTATGAAGTTCATACTAATTTAGATCTAGAAGGTTATGAAGATATGGGAGAAGATGGTGAGCCTACAGGAATTAAACTTCCATACGTTGTAACTGTATCCCAAGCAGGACAAAAAGTTTTATCGATTAGAAGAAACTATGGTGAACAAGATCCATTAAAGAAAAAAGTAAACTACTTTGTGCAGTTTAAATTTTTACCTGGAACTGGTTTTTATGGTTTTGGTTTAATCCATATGATTGGTGGTTTAACTAGAACTGCAACAGCAGCTTTAAGACAATTATTAGATGCAGGAACTTTAGCAAACTTACCAGCAGGATTTAAGTCTCGTGGTATTAGAGTTAGAGATGATGCACAACCATTACAACCTGGAGAGTTTAGAGACGTAGATGCACCTGGTGGAAACATCAAAGATCAGTTTATGACTCTACCTTTCAAAGGTCCTGATGCAACTTTATTACAATTAATGGGAATCGTAGTTAATGCAGGTCAAAGATTCGCGGCCATTGCTGATATGCAAGTGGGTGATATGAATCAACAGGCTGCAGTTGGAACTACAGTTGCTCTTCTTGAGCGTGGCTCTAGAGTAATGTCTGCTATTCACAAAAGAATATATGTCGGACTTAAACAAGAATTTAAATTATTAGCAGAAGTATTTAAAACTTATCTTCCGCCGGTGTATCCATATGATGTACCAGGTGCAACAAGAGAAATTAAAGTACAAGACTTTGATGACAGAATAGATATTTTACCTGTAGCAGATCCAAACATCTTCTCACAGACGCAAAGAATCTCAATTGCTCAAAGTCAATTACAACTAGCGCAATCAAATCCTCGTATGCATAATTTATACCAAGCGTATAGATCTATGTATGATGCGCTGGGTGTGAAAAATGTAAATGC